CACCAGTTGAACTTGCATCATTACTAAATGATGTTCCAGCTTTAAAATTCCAAGAAACATATGTTTCGCCATTTGCATTTGTGTCTGATGAAGTTCCTATAGAAAAACCATCAGAATTAAAAGCTGAAATTTCTGAACCTGAGTAGCTTGTTTCTGCATTATCTCTATTAGGATATATTTGTTTTGAAACACCTCTTACTGAATCTGTAAGATTATGATGACTTGTAGAACTTCTTTCTTTCCACCAAATAAAATCTGGTTGAAAATTCATATTAGTAATAGATTGTGTTGAACCTGTACCTGACCAAAGTTTAGTTTCAAAATGTGCTGTCGGGTCGTCTATTGTTGTATAAGCCATTATCCAAACTCCGCTAGGTTTTTTGTGTTAAGAGAATAAAATCCTGTAGGAACATCATATTCGAAATTACCATAACCATTATCGTCTGCATTACCAGATGAAATTGTAAAAGATTGTGTTCCACCAAAATTCCATTCAAAAGTAGGCGCAGCTCCACCTTGATAATCTCCAGATGCAAAAAGATAATGACCATTATTAGTACTTGCTGGTGCTGTTATTGTAACCACACCTGTACTTGAATTAAAAGTTGTACTATCCCAAGAACCTGATCCATTAGACCATTGACCATTTTTAGAAAAATATAATTTATTATTATCTAAATCTAAAGCTATTCCTATTATATCTCCACTTGAATAAGCAGACGCATAGTTTTCATCATCATTAGGTGGACTATCTCCAGCATTATTATATATATCTCCATTATATTGATAAACTGAAAAGTCATAAGCACCACTACCAAGTATTTTAGTCGTTGTACTGACAGGTGATCTATCTGTTATTCCGATTAAAGCAAAACTTCCTGATGTAGTTAATTTTACTTCTGCATACCATTTACCAGATGAAACAGCTATTGTAGATAAGTTCCAAGCAAATCTTGATGAACCTTGTGTATATTTTAAGTTACCCTCTGAAAAAGTTGAGTTAGCATAATAATTATCTAAAGGATTAATTGTTGCAAAGTTATTGGTACAAGTATCAGTAGATTGATCTATGCTAGTTAAATTATTTACAGTAAAGTTATTAGAGTTTCCTGATACATCTGCACCTAAACTACTTGCATTTTCAAAGTCTAAATAAAATCCCTCGTTTCCAAAAGTTAAACCTGATACATCTTTAGGTTTCCATATTGTTGGACTATCACTATCAAATTCTCCAAATGATGTTGGGTCTAAAGAAGTACCATCTATAAAAACCATTTCTGCAATATAACCATCAAAAAATTCTCCACCAGCTCTTTTGCCTAAATAAAAAGTTCCACCTTGATTAAAAGAAAATGTATAGTTTTGTGAAATTGATGCTACTGTGTTTGCTGATGCTAATGTTCCATTAATATATAATCTTAATCTATTACCATTAGTTCCATCTGTGCTATCTGCTCTAAGCACTATATGTGACCAAGCTGATACATCTCTAAAAAGATTGTTCCAATTCCAAGTATGATTACCATTAGAATCAAATACTTCAAAAACATCTCCAGAAGTAAATCTTATTCTATGATAATTAGCTAAATCATTTTCTACTATATGTTGAGTTGAACCTATATTACCTCTTTTAATCCAAAATGAAAAAGTCCAAGTAGTTTGAGTTCCAGCAGTTGTCGATTGTTGTAAAAAATCACTACTCCCATCATCAAATCTTAATGAGTTAGCTACATCATAGCCTGTATCTTTTATGGAGTTAGTTCCAAGTATAAGTGGCATTAAATCTCCAATGTTGGAAGTTCGCCTAATGGTCTTGTAACAGAACCATCATCTTGTTCTGTGTATGTATATAAAGTTTCTAATGCTGGAGTATCACTTGCGTTTGTTATAGCAGTTTCCATTTCTGCTGTTTTAGTTCTTACTGCTGCTCTATGATTTGTAATAGATGATGGTACTGCTGTACCTGCATCTGCTTTTCTGACTATATACCAATCTGTTTTTTGAAGTTCTCCTGCAGCTTGTTGTTTTAAAGTTTGTATTAAATTATATTTTAATCCTCTAGATTTTACTTCTCCTTCAGTTCCTAAACCATCTGTTTCATCTTGTGCAGTAAATAAACTATCTGCATGTGCTTTAGCGGTTGCATCCCCATATGCTGCAGTTACTGTTCCAGCAGATGCATCATAAGTATAAGTTTGATTAGTATTATTATACCATTTTTCATCTTTTTTATTACTATTATCAAAAGTAACTTCTATAATTCCAATAGCTGCTAATTCACTTGCAGTCCATGCAGAAAATATTTTAGCTGGGTATTGAACATCTCCTATAGTCACTGGTTTAGGGTGATTAATATATTTTGAAATTGATCCGTCTGTTATTATTGCATACATATTTTTATATCCTAATTTTTATATCCTAACTTTCACTTAAATTTAATGTTCTACCTACTTCTTGCCACACAGCACCATTATATCTGAATACTAATATGTCTGTCTTACCATCTGTTGAAGTAAATGTTGGTGCAGTTGATGCTGCAAATTCAAATACAGTATTAAAAGCAATTGTGTGTGAGCCATTATAATTAATTTCTAAAGCTATAAATGCACCTTCTACCGCATTACTTGGTGCAGAGAACGTAGTATTTTCTGTTGTTACATGAAAAGCATTTGCTGCAGCACTTGCATCCCAAGCTACAGCATTTGATGAAGACGATAATGCTACTTGTGCTACATTAGCTGCTACAGAAAAAGTAGCAACTCCTGCTTGAGTAAGTGTCCCACTAACATCTAAGTTTCCGTTAACATCAATTAAAGTAGAATTAATTTCAACTTCGTCATCAGCATTAATATCTAAATCGCCATCAGCATCTGATCTAATATTAATAGCGGAATCTCTAAACTGAAGTTGCATATCAGTGTTAAGTAATAAACCATCATCGTGAACATGAGTTAAAGTAACTTCATCATTAGCACCAAATGATAAAATCGCTCCATCATGTTGTAGTTCTAAATCTTGTGTTAGTGTAACATCACCATCTGATCCTATTGCTATTGCATCTGCATCACTAGCTGAACCTATTGTACCACCATCTTTAATTAAAATATCATCTTTAAATGTTACAATACCAGCAGAAGATATTGTTAATGCATCATTAGTTGAGGCAACACCAATAGTACCACCATCTTTAATCATTAAATCATCTGCAATAGTTAATAGTCCAGCTGAACTTAAAGTCATTTTTGAAGATGCAGCTTCACTTGCCCCAGTATGGAATTCTAATGTTGTAGCATTATTAGAAGAACTAAAGTCTCCTTCTGCAACTGCTTGAATTGCAGCAGCTATTAAAATAGCATCTGTTCCAGTTCCTTCATCAGGAGCTTGGAATCTAATAGCACCCATAACATCATTTGCTGCCATGTCTGTTTCACCAGTTTGTAATGTTAATACAATTGGTTTATTATCAGCTGTAGCTGCATGTTTTAATTTTAATCCAACATCAGCATCATGTGTTAGTGTAATATCTTGGTCATTACCAAATTGAATTGTACCAGCATCTGCTAAAAATAAATCAGAAAATTCTTTAGATGCAGAACCTAAAGTTGTTCCATCTGCAGAAGTAGGTAATATAGATGTTCCAAAAGTACCTGTGTTAATAACAGGGCTAGTTAATGTTTTGTTTGTTAGTGTATCTGTTGAAACTAAAGATACTAAAGTTGAACTAGAACCAGCTGGTAAAGTTAAAGTATTTGTAACAGCAGCCGAGTGAGGTTGTGCAATTACAATTTGACCATGTGAATTAGATTCGCAGTTAAATTGAATAGCACCTGAGTTTGTATTACCTCTAACAGTTACATGACCTGTTCCTTTTGCTTCTAAATCTAAATCAATATTTGAATCACCACCTGTTGTTGATATTTTAGGTGGGTTACCAGTTGCAGCGTTAGTTATATCAAATTGATTAACTGCTGAACTTGTTGTTTGAAATATAATTTGTTCATTACCATTTTCATCATTAATTCCATGTGCATCATCAATTAAAATATTATGTGAGTTAGTATCTAAGTTTGCACCCAATTGTGGAGACGTATCTTCTACTACATTTGATATTGCACCTGATGTAGCAAGTCCTGATACTAATGTAGATCTTGTAATTTTTTTAAGTCCACCACCTGAAGTATCAACTGCTATGAAAACATCATCACTCGCAACAGTAGATATTTCAGATAAACTACCTGCAGCAATTGAATTAAAATTTGTACCATCTGCAACTAAAATATTACCTGCAGTGTTCGTACCCATAGTAATATCATCACCACCAACAGTAAGATCTCCTGTCAATGTTAAATTTCTAATACCTGTATAATCTTTGTTTGAATCCAGTATAACTGCTTTACTTGCTACAGCTGTTCCAACTGCTGTGCTTCCTATATCTAAAGCATTTAATTCACCTACAACTGCGGTGATACCATCAAGCACATTTAATTCTGATGCTGTAGCTGTAACACCATCTAAAATATTAAGTTCTGCTGCTGTAGCACTTATGGCTGTACCATTATAATTAATAGCATCAACATATGCTGTACCATCTATAAATAAATCTTTAAACTCAAGAGAGGAAGTTCCTAAGTCTATATCATTATCTGTAATAGGTACAATAGCACCATCTTGTATTCTTAATTGTTGTACTGCTGCAGATGATACTTCTACATAAAATTCTAAATGATTATTTGTTGAATCAACTAATACTTTATTTAAAGCATCAGCATCTCTAATAGAACCAATAGGTCCTCCTTCACCCGCAGTTCCATCATGCGTGTGTCCTGTGGTTGCATTGAATGCAGATAGTACTTGGTTAAACTCATCATTGCTGTGAGCAGCAGTGATAGTATCACCTGTTGTAAAGCTAGATTGTCGTGCTGAATAGCCTGCCATTATCTTCTTCCTCCTGGGGTAAATTCTAACTGAAAGCCTTTTACTGAAAATGAGTCTGCACTATTTTGATCATCTATCTGTAGTGCTACTGCAAATCCTGAACCTTCTACTGATTGTCTTACTAATGGAACACCTGATGCATCATATAGTGCTTGACCATATTTAGCTGCTCCGTATGTTCCTGCACCACCTACACTAGGTAATGCTATCTTTGCTGGTTGTGGAGTATTCTGATCATCATAGTCATATCTAAGAGCTAAGTTTGCATCAATAGTTGTTCCTTCACCTTCGTAGTTTAGATTAACTCTCTGCATATACTTTCTTAATCCTGGGTCACCCATTACCATATCTGGTGATCTGTATACTGCCTGTATAGTTGTAGTTGTTGCACCTGTTGCAAATGTATTACCTGATTCCATTTTATATATAAAACCATCATAACCACCAAATACTTGAGTCTCAACATTACTTATAAAATCTGAATCTGTACAAGCTGGTTTAACACCAACTATATCTGCATATTCAAATCCTATAGATCCTGTGTTAGGGTTATTTTTTAATACCCCTATAATTCCTTTTGATGATAATTGTCCTGTTGCATCTACTGGATAAAATAATCTATATTGTGATTTATCCCTAATAACAACAGAAGTTATTCTATCTAATGTAACTTCATCAATTCTAGATTGTATCTGTCTAGATATAGATCCAAGTTCAACGTCACCAATTCTTGCCGTACCAGCAATAGTTCTTAAACCATCTGGTGCTAAGAATATAACATCACCACCAATCTCTTGAATACTACCACCATCTCTACATCCAATATTTCTTGTAACTTCTTGTACTGCAAATGTAGAACTTGATGTTCCTGTTAATTTATAAATTCTATCTTGACAAAATATAATTAATTCATTCCTAAATACTTTTAATC